GAATGACAAATAGATTAAATGAAAATATGGTGTTTGGTTATAATCAAGCTGTAACAGATTTTAAAAACTTACTCACCTCTCTTAAACACCTCCCACAGGAAGAGGTAAAGAATAAATAGATATGAAGAAAGAAAGAATTTTATATGCAGTATGGGATTTAGATGAAGATTGTATTGCTGTTCATTATGCAGTTACTATGGTTTTTATGTTCAAAAGAGATGCTTTTTGTGTTATGAATGAAAAATTAAAACCATTTTGGGGTGAAAAAAGAAAATTTGCAATAAAGAAAATAAAAGTCGAAAGACTAAGAGGAAGCGTTAAAGAATAAATAATATATGAGTCAATGGTATGATATAAAAAAAGGAGATATAGATTTTTCACTAAACGGTGAAGATCTTCACATTTACCTAGGTAGTGATGATAGCGGTGCGATTTATGCGTCAATATCATTATCAATTTTAAACGATATCTTAAAATTAAAACCCAAAATTAAAAAGAAAAAATTTTATCAACCAACAGACAAATAAAATGATAGAATATTCAAATCTAAACATTCAACAATTAAAGAGTCTGGGTCATAAATTTCTAGATGAATATGTTAATCTAGATAGAGAAAGAACCCCTAAAGAAGCAAGACATCATGCTTATGAAAAACTAGCTCAGAGATCTGGTAGTATTTTAAACTATGGAAAGGTTCATTTTTCTAAGATGGAAACCAGGAAAGAAATAATACATGCAATTTCTACACTTAGAGATATGATACGACGTAGAAAGAATAAATATAAATTTAGACAAAATGCTGAATTTGCAGATCCAGAACTTGTAAAAACTGAATTAAATAAAATAAAGAAAAAGAAATCTAACTTATTTATTAAGATAATACAATTTTTATGCGGAAAGTAAGTCCAAATGTAAAGAAAGAAATGTTAGAACGCCCTGAAAAATGTGAAAGATATGAAATGTTTCATGACCATATATGTCAAGGTCGACTCACGTGGGAACATGCGATAATATATGCAGGTCGGCAGGTTGATGCTAGTTGGGCAATAATTAAAATATGTGCATGGTCACACGATGTTGATGAATTTCAAGATGGTCATCATTTGGATAAAAATAAAAATGAATATATTGCACTTAAAAAACTTACACCAGAATTATTAAAACAATATCCTAGAAACAACTGGGAACAAAAACTAAAATATCTCGATGCTAAATATAATAATTAAGGGTCGTATCCCTAGTAAGAAGAATTCTAAGATTATGATATGTAGAGGTAAATATCCGATATTAATATCAAATCCGAAATTTCAATCGTGGAATACGGAACAATTATGGTTACTTAAACGATTTAAAACGTCACAGTCGATAGAGAAGTGCGACATACGTATAACCTTTCATGCTCCAGACAAACGTGCCGCTGATCTAAGTAATAAAGCAGAAAGTTTAATGGATTTACTCGTAGAGGCGGGTATTATTAAAGATGACAATTGGTTTGTAGTAAATTCATTAAATTTAGAGTTTGGTGGTGTAGATGTAGAAGATCCTAGGGCTGAAATAAATATAAAAGAAAAAGCACTGCCAAAAAGGTAGTGCTTTTTAAGGGTAACGGCAAGTCCCTCAGCCGAGATATGATCACCTCCTTTATTTATTAAGTATGTACTGTGATTCTACTTCATCAAGAAGTGGATCGTAGACTAGCCTTAGTAATCCTTTCCCGAGAATGATTTTTTTTCCCGACAAAGATATTACTTCTAGTCCGTCTTGCAAGAGCTGTTTTAAGTTGTTCTTGCATTCGTTCTTTTTCAGATCCGTGTAGTTTTTCTGCACGACTCAGTACCTCCTTTATTTGATGTAAGTTTTTCATCTGATACCTCCAATTTTCTTGGATAAAGATATTGCGTATAAACTGTGTCTAAAAATAAATCGTAAACAATTCTCCAATCTCCTTTTTCCAGGATACAACAATTATCTATTAAAGATAAAATATTGTAACCTTCTTTTAAGAGCTTTTTGAATCTCCTTGAAGCATTTTTGACAAACACCTTACTTTCTTTTTTCATGGCGATCACCACCTATTTAATTTTTGAAGAACTCCTGTTTACATTATAACATTTAAAAAATAAAACCGCACCGGGGAAAGATAGTGAGGTTTTATTATAGATCAATCTTACTTGTCGGAGAGATTGAGTATTGTCGAATGTTTTTAATAGTTATTTACTTTTGAATCAATAAAAAATATAAAAGTTGCATATTTAATTGTACAGACAGAACACTTTCCCTACTCACATTATATCATTTTTAAAACTTTTCCTCTACTTCTTCTTTACCAAAATTATCAAGTGCTTCTTGAGCTTTTCTATTTGCTGGACTATCTGGATCATCATTATCTTTTGAGAATTTTCTATCATCAATTTCCTTATCCGTGAGCATAGCAATTCCTTCGTAGTTTCTAATTATATCTGAGAATTCAGACTTCATGGTCCAGCGATCCGCTACACCCCCGTTCTTAATTCTAACGCAAATTCCAAGTAGAGCTAAGTTTTCAAGGTACATCTTTATAGGTTCAGTTGGATAACCTAAAGCAGTTGCAATATCTGCAGTTGTTTGTTTATCACCCCGGGCCATTTCGTTTATCACCATTTTGTTTGTAACTGGAATAGAGTCGAGTGATATCTTATATAAAATTCTCATATCAAGTTCATTTAAAGGTCCACGATTTGCAATCATACAACCTAAAGCCATTGAAGCTAATTGTTGAGTGAATCTTGTAGGCATTTCAGGTGTCGGTACGAATATAACTTCCTTCTTCATTCCAAAATCTCTGATAACACCGGATCTAGCCATCGTACTAAAGTTTGCTAGGTTTACTAATTCATTTTTTAAATCTTCACTGATAGGTGGAAATTCAATTGTTGCTTCATCATCATATCCTTTAAAGAAAGCGTAGACAGCATTTTGTAATTCCTTCGCCATCTCTTGATTGTCTTTATTATTATTCAAAGATTTCATCGCAACTTGTTTTCTATCCGGCATTACAATTCTGTAGTTTATAAATCTTTCTCCAAGGTGAGTATTTTGTTGTTGAGTAAGATCAACAGCTTGAGTTGAAGCAGCCAAAAGTGACATTTTTCCATGCCAAGATCTCTTTTTTCCGTTACCAAAGATCTTAGTATAGTCACCATCGTATATCTCTCTAAATTGAGAGTATATGTCCGCCTTAGCATCCTTTTGCATTGAAAGCATAGTTGTCCAATCCTTACAAACCATGATCTTGTTGGTCAATTTTGGAAGCAATGAGGCATCATTTGGTCCTGGCATACCTGATAAAAATGTATTTGGAGTGATTGATGATATTCCAACCATATCAGATAGTTGCATAAAAGCATTTAAGAATTCAGTTTTTCCACCACCTGATGGACCAATGATAATAGCCCAAACAGCTTTACTTGAAAGGCGATGACAAAAAACATAAGCACAAAGAAATTTTAGAATTCCTTCATCTGGAATTAATAACCATTTTTTACAAGTTTCTTCTAACTCTTCAAAAGTAATAGGTTTTAGAGAAGCAAGTTCTGATCGTCTTAATGTGGCGATATTTGATTTTTCTAGTTCATCCATCTTTTTTTATTTTAATATTATTTTTATTGCTTCTGAAAAACTTACATCATTCATTTTTCTAACTAGATCGACCACATCACCTTTTTCACCACAACTGAAACATTTCCATTTATCTTTTTTATTTCCAAACCTATGAAGCGAAGGTGTTTTATCTGTATGAAAAGGACAATGGGCGAAGTCACCTTTAAAATTTAAAAACTGATCGAGAGGAACATCTTTTGCATTCATCAAAGTAGCGCTTGTACCATTATACTTCTTTTTCTTTACAATTGGCAATGATTCAAAAACTACAGGTTCAGCAAACTTCATTAGTTGTTTAAAATCATTCTCAGTCTTATGTAGTTTTATAAAATAATCCGTTATATCCCCATGATCTCCAACTTCTCCGGGAAGTGGTAGATTCTTGGCCCAGGGGAGGATTTTTAAAACTTTTATTTTACCTTCAGTCCCGGCTTTATCATTATCAAAACAAACGTATACATCTTTATCAACAAAATATTTTTTCCATTCTTCCTGGAAAGACATCGCACCACCTGTAGAAGTTACAGCACAAAATCCTTTTGATTGTAATATCATTGCATCAAATTCACCTTCACAAATAATTACTTGATCTGCGATTGGTTTATTAATTCCATACAAAGAAATTTTTGCACCTTTATCATATCTATATTTTGGATTTGTTGTATCGCCAATATCACCTGCAGGATCACGGCGATACTTATTGAATAGATGAATGTCGTTTACATCGTATATTGGAATAGTAATGTGACAAAGTTCCCAAGTAATATTATTCTCACTTATAATAGCATCAGAAATACCTCTTTCATTAAGATATTTTTTGATTCTATCGGGCATCTTTTGGTTTAAGTTATCCACAGTTTTACTTGTTTACATTTCGTTTACATATGATAACATATAGATATGGAAAAAAGCAAAATTAAAACTGTTGATAACTCGTTTATACCAGTAAAAGAGAGAATAAAAATTAGAAATAGACAAATAGTAGCACTATACAAAGCAAAGATGTCAATTGATGATGTATGTAGTGCCATGTTAAAATTAGGATACCAAGTATCAAGAACAACAGTATTTTTTGCGATAAATGGAAGATGGACAAAGGAGGCAAAAGAAAGAAGACAAATCAGAAATCGCCTCAAGAAAAGTGTTTATTAAATTTTGGTGGTCGATCAAAAATAATAAAAATAATAATTAATAATAATAATAAAAATAATAATATATATGAGTAAAGAAACAAATGTAGATCCAATGGCAGGTATGACAGTATCAAAGGTAGAGTACAATAATATTAAGTTTGGAAAGGTAGGAGATTGGTTCCGCGGAACACTTACAGCTAATACAAGACAAATGAAAAACAATTTGTCTTCAACAGGAGAAATGCAAACTGTATTTGAATTCAAAGCAAGTGGTGGATCATTCCATAATATAGTAGATAAGCAAGTTCAAGCTGAAGCAACTGAAATTACTAAAGGAGATTTTTGGTCTTATATTACTGGTAAACAAGTTCTTGTTAATCAATTAAAAGGAGCAAAGCTTGGCCAAGAAGTTGGTCTAAGATTCTCTGAAATAAAGAAAGCTACAAGACCAGGATTTGATAATACTAAGATCATACAAGTGATGCTTGGTGCAATGGATCCTGAATACCAAGGAGAAACAAAATCAGATATACAATAGTATGAAGAATTGGAAACCTGAAGAGATAAGAAAAATAATAAGTGAGAAATTGCCGGAAGGTAGAGTCATTCCAAGACATACTGAGAAGGGTCACTTTTATGAAATCAATGAAGGATCACATCCTATTTATCCTTCGGTAACAGCCAAACTTCACGTGCTAAAAGATGAAGGTTTGATGAACTATAAGATGAATCGCGCAATTGAATATGTATTTGGTAACTATAAAAATTTTACAGATGCCAATGTCATGGAACAATTAGAGATTGCATCTAGAGTTTCTCAAGATATAATGGTTGCGGCCGGAGATGTAGGAACAACAGTTCACAATTTAAGAGAGGAAATATTTAATGAATGGATAAAGACTGGTGAAAGGCCAGACGATTTCCTGAAGTTTATAAAACCTGAACAGGAGGATATACGAGTTATATCAGCTATTAGAGCCTTACAGAAGTTTTGTATCGAAAGAGAATATATTCCAGTGGTTTGCGAGTTACTAGTTTACAATCATAAATATGAGGTAGCTGGAACACTTGATGATATTGGATTAATTAAAAAAGTTTTACATGAAGGTGTTGGTTTTTGCGGACAAATTGGTCCAGATGGAACACAACAAGAAAATCATAACATAATGAAATCTGAGAAGACTGGAAAATACACTTGTCTTGCATGCGGATATCAATATAGATATGAATTCTGTTTGATGGATCTTAAAACTTCAAACGCTTTCAAGGATCACTACTTTTTCCAAGTGTCATTGTACAGTTGGATGTTTAAAGATCTTATAGGACTAAAACCTGAAAGATTGTTCATCCTCAAGGTGTCTAAAGAGGATGGTACCTACCGCATAGAAGACATCCGGGAGCCAACGAAACTAGCAATTTATTCAAAGCACATGTTAAAAACTAATGAAGGGATCGAATTCATTAAAAAACTTAGAAAGGATAATCAAAAGGTTGTTGCGCCACTAATGCAATTATAAAATGGTTAAAGTAAATATTATTCAGAAACCAGAAACTGAAGAAATACCGGCAGAGATTATTGCTCAATCAATTGTTGAGATTGCAAAAGCAATGAAAAAAATGGATGAAACAAGACTTACAAGAAAAGCAATTGTGACTCTTATTTCAAAACAATCAGGAATTGGAGCAGGAGATATAAATGTTATTTTAAACAATCTTGAGTCATTAGAAGAAATATGGTTAAAACCATTAAAAAAATAATAGCATGATTAATATAGGAGAAATTCTGACTATCGAAGAGAAAATAAAAAGATACGCAGAAATAAAAATTCAAATCAAAGATCTTGAAGAAGGTATAGAAACTCTAAAACCATTCATCGTAGAACACCTTGAATCAAATGGAGTAGATAAACTTCCAACTTCACTAGGAAATTTCACTCTAGGAAAGAGATCTTCTTGGAAATACACAAAGGCTGTAGACGAATTACAAGCGAAAGAAAAAGCAGAAGGATTGGCTACTCAAGTCGTAAGTACCACCTTAACATTTACTCAACCTAAAATAGAAGAAGAAAATGTCTAAAAGATATACATATACAAGAACAATTGAAACAGAAGCAGGAAAAGAAAATTTTGCAGCTGTTGAATTTGATTCTTTTGATGAAGCAATAAATGCTGTAGATAAAGGAATAAGAGATAGATTACTATCTTTTAGAACACCAGATTTGCCACCACCAGGAGCAATAGGAAAAGCACCAATAGCAGTTCCTGAAGAAGAGATAATCGAAGAGAAAGTAGAATCAAAAACAAGTAAACCTATAGTAACAAAAAAATAAATTTATGAATCTAAATGAAGTCAAAAAACCAATAGAATCGAAATCAAACTCATTATATGAGGTCGCTGACTTCATGAAGATTTCGTATATAACATTGTACCGAATGGTCAAAAGTGGTAAAATAAACTCAGTCAATCGAGCTAAGACCGGCACAAAGCCGATCTATGGAATAACTCCTGAGGCTGTACAAGCTTATTATGATAATCAAATATCAAATTCCACTAAAGGGACTAAAGGTATCAACTAATACAATATATGCCGGAACCCATTGGAAATCTAGAAAAGAAATTAAAGATCGCATCCTTGACGTTGCAGAGTCGTTTTGCCAACCAGTTCAAAGAGTTAGATCGTACCCAGTTAAAATCGAGTATAGATTCTTTTTTGCAACAAGACCACTCGATTCCAGCAATTGTAGTTATATGGTTAAAATGTTTGAAGATGCCCTTTGTTCCCTTAAAATTATCAAAGACGATGCTCCTAAATTTGTTGCAGGCACGAGCATCGAGGTTGTTACAATCCCAATCAAAAAAGGATCAAAAGAATTTGATGCGCAGGGGCAAAGAGTTAATGCAAAAGACAAAGATTTATTAGAAATAACAATAACATCATGCAAAAAGAATCTCTAAGAGAAACAATACTCTATATAGCAATAGCAATATGGATAATAGCCGGAGCTCTTCATGGAAGCATCGGTGTATACAATTATTAAACATATGGCAGAAATACCAAAAAGAGATTGGAAAAAGTTAGTTGAAGAATCAAATGGAAGATCATTATTTTGTCCAGATAAACTTATCGATCAAACAAAAGTTTGGTTAGAAAAGAGAGCTGAATTGAATAGAGAAGTAGATCGTATATCAAAAATTGAGATCGAAACAAAGATGCTCCTTGAAAATCTAGTCTTCGAAGTTAGAAAATATCTTGAAGAAACTGGAGGCGAACAAGTTTGGACTAGTGAAGTCGGATTTGATTCAGAAGCATTGAAAGAAAATATCTATATAATTTCAGTAGATAAAAAATAAACACTTCCCCTAAAAAAACTACCTAGCTCAAAGGTAGTTTTTTTAATACAAAAAACCGCTTACAAGAGTAGGGAAAGATGAAAAACCCTATTGTCCGAGCGGACGTCTTGCAAGCGGATCTTTATAATTATGCTTCTTTCTGTTGAGAAAGATTTGATATTGCTTTTGTTATTTCACCAAGTATCAAACCTGAAAACACTAACCATTGACCTGAAAGACCGAATCCTGATAGATTTTCTACTACTAGATTGATGAAAGCTACCAAAAACATACATCCTGATCTCCAGTAAAGTGATTGTAATCTCTTACTTGTTAAAAATTCTACTATTTTATTCATGATTATTTATAATTAGCTAATAAATATGCTTTGGTTATTGGACCAAAAACTCCTAAGGCTGGACTAATGCCATGAGCTTTTTGAAACTTAGCCAAAGATTCTTTTGTAATTGCACCAAACACTCCTGTTGATTGAATATTGGTTGGAAAGAAACCTTCAGATCTAAGTATATCCTGAAGTGATGCAATTGTACCTGTATAAATTATTTCAGTTTGACCAATAGCAAACTTAAAGTTTATAGGATATCTAGCAAGAATACATTTCTTAAAGAAGGTTCTATCAACAAATTTCTGATACCATGTTTCTTTATCTGCTGAATCTTCTATAACCAAACTATTATTATAATTTCTTGAAGTATCAACAAGAGTCATAGAATGTCTGCGATCGTTTCCATTGTTCAATATTCTAGGAAATATTGTACCAAACAACTCTGCTGGCCCAAAAGCAAACCAAACCATAATCGGTTTTTTCGTTGCTTCAATGGTTGAAGCTATTATATCAAAATTTAAAGGTAGTTCTACCCAAGCATCTGGAAGTTTGAAGGCATCTGCTGAATCAAATTGATATTGTTCTATCTCTAGTGCATTGATTTGACTCTCTGAGATACCTTCTGAAGGCATTAGATCACCTATCAAACAGCCTTTTGTAGAGGCAATCTTAACAATATCATTGATGTGCATACCACCTTGTGGCTTATTTGATCTTTGTACATAAAAGAATCCAGGAGAGAATTTTACTATTACTCCTTTTAATAAATAATAAAGAACTGTGGCTATCTTAGAGCAAGTAAAAGCAACGCAAGAAGAAGATCCATCCTGGTACTGATATGGAAACTTTCTTATTGATCCATCACCATTTACTCCATTGAAGGTTGGTACATTTGCACTAGCTACAACTTCCTTGAAGTCGTAGATAGGTGTTATATATTTATCAATAATTCCATAGAATGGAACTTTTGGAGGGAAGAAAAGATTTTTAAAAAATTCAATTATATTCATCTTATTTAATTATTTTAACAACTTGTACTAAAATTACGACAACACCTGAAACTATAATACCTCCAACTGTATATAAGAACCATTTAACAGTATTTTCAACCCATTTATCTGCTTTTTGACATAGAGCATCAGAGATCATCTTTTTAATTTCAGCAATACCTGCATCGTTAGATTTCTTAATTTCAGCATGACTATCATCATTTGATTTTTTCATCTCCTCTAGGGACTTTGTTATATACTCCATAGTTTGTTGTAATAATTTAATTTCAGACTCTTCTTTTGTAATTTTTTTCTCTTCCATACATTTTAATTTACTTTAGTTATAGAAAAGGCTGTCAGTACATTATCTGAAGAAGCAGCTACATTTTTACCATAATGCGCACGAACAACATCTCCAACATTTAGCGGAAGTGTTGCTGTAACGTGACCATACTGACCTGAACCTGAAGTTGTTGTAACTCCCACTCTATGTGCAGAAGTAATTAAATGTACTGCTGTTGTTAATTGATTTGAATTTACAGATATTCCAAAATATTCTCCTCCACCATTTCCTGCGTCAGAGTAAGTAATTGCATATACTCCAGCAACAGTTATAGTAAAACTATCTCCATTTGCAGAACTTGAAGTGTATGTAATACCTGAACCTGCATTTACTAATTGTGTTTTAAATCTTTTTATTGCATTATTTGTAGTTCCAGCACCATTTGTTCCGTTTACATATACTCTAGATGTTGTTGCCTCTGTATATAATTCACCAACTGCATTTGAATGTACAACGCCTAATGCAAGGGTTGAAATTGTTGTTGAACCAATAATAGATAAAGTTGTTGCTGGTGTTGTTGTTCCTATCCCTACATTGCCTGTTGCTCTTTTAATTATAAATGCATCACCATCTTCATCATTTCCTTTTGATACAGTCATAAAGTTTGTTGCTGAACCTGTATTTGTAATATTAAACTTTGAAGCAGTTGGTACAATATTTCCTACACCTAAACCACCAACTCCACCAACAAGATAAGCAGTTAGTGCCTCTTGACCTCCAGCTATAAAAGAAATTACATCAGATTGTTTTCTAGCAAAACCAGTATTATTATCATTTGTAAAACTAATCTGTGGTTGATAAATGAGAGCGTTGTCTGGTAGAAATATTTGACCACCAGCAGTTGTTAAATTTATATTGCCACCTGAAACATTTACATTTCCAGTTGGGTAACCTATTGCAGTTCCATTTGTAATCCACTGTGAAGATGACGCTATTGGTGCAAAAGTTGATGAAGCATAACTAAATGTTGGGAATGTAGAACTAGCATAAGCAAAGGTCATATAATCTGATAATGCACTTAATGTAATGTAGCTTGATGGATTTGAAGCTAGATAGTAAGTTGATGAAGCATATTCAAAACTTGGGAAAGTAGAACTTGCATATTCATAATTTACATACAAAGCATTTGCTGAAGTTGTAGATAAAGCAGAACTGAAAGTAACCCAATCTACAGATGAAAGATATCCATCATTTGTTGATGAAGCGCTTCCCAACTTTGTTCTGATTGTTGAAGATGATTCATCACCTGTGTTTACATTAGTTGATGTTCCTGTGAAGTTTGAGGCTGTAATTGTGCTTGAGAAGTTTCCTAGAACACTAAAAATATCTCCCCATCTATATGAAGTATTTCCTAATGTTTGAGTAGCAGTATTTGGTATAAAATTACCTAGACCAGTTCCTTGTTTCCATAGCATAACTTGTCCGTTTCCTGTTCCAGTCATCCAAGTAGATACTGGACCATCTGTTAAGAACTCTAATCTTCTTGTATTTAATTCAATAGCGCCACCTCCAGATGTCCATTTTAAAATACCAGTTAGTGTATCTCCTGCTTTGTCTACCTTACCTGAAATATCAGGTATATCTCCAATGGTTGCAAAAGTATTTGATGCATATGTAAATGATGGAAATGTGGAACTAGCGTAAGGAAATATCACATAATTAGACAAATCCTGTGTAATTCCAAGTGTTGAAGTCGCCACCCATGTTGATGTTGCACCATTTGTTTGGAGAACCCTTCCAGGAGCTGCGTTGTATCCTGTTTGAGTTGAGAAATAAACAACCGCATTTGCCACAAAAGGTATTGCTAGTAATCCTATGATGAATGATGCGATCTTTTTGATGTTCATATAATTATATTATACCATATTTGATTAATAATAAATAATTTTATAAGGTGCTCCATCGTATACTGATTCAAGTGGTGGAGTCAAAGTTATTACATTCCCGGAAACAGAAAATTCAGAGGCATGCTTTACCATTCCATTTATAGAAAAATCAACAAGTAATACAATAGCTGAAGGAGTAGTGACTGCGCTTAGATCAGAAATAGAACCATTGACAACAGTAGGATAAGATACTCCAGCAGTATCAACCTTCTGATTATTAAAACCCATTGGAGTTGATCTATACATATTATTTTCCTGAGATTAAGGCCTCTGAGAAGAAGATACCAGCTGATCCGCCAACTACTGTTTCCTTTACTGAAAATTTAAAATATTTGTCTGCCATAGGGACTGCGATTCTGAATTTGTAAGTAGTGAGCGCAACAGTTGAAGCATTAAAATGTCTAACTTGATTGTGCATAGTTGTTACACCAGCAACCAAAACTTCTACAGTTTCTTGTGACCAGTTTATTCCATCTGGAGAGAATTCAAGCATCATTACTGGATAATTTCCATTACCACCTGCACCCGGAGTGTACTGACAATAGACTACCATTTGTGACATGTAGTCTGCAGTAATTATTTTTGAATCGTAACCTGTAGTAAGTGTAGCTGGAAGCAATTCAAAACTTGTTGAATTCTTTGATCCAATAAGTGGTTTGATATGTTGTTGTGGATAGTATAATCCCATTATTTTAATCTAAAAAATTTAACTGGAAAACCTTGTTTTTTATATTTATCAAACCATTCTTGAAATCCTATATGATTATCAAATTTACCTGTATCATTATTATTTGAAAATATTTGATCACCATATGCTACTACTCCAACATTTCCAATATCGTTTTCATTCATAGAATAACCAGTTGGAGAAATTATAATATCACCTGGCTCTGGAATCACAACTTCTTTAAAATATCTTTTTCTACTATTCAAAAACCAATACATTTCAAATGTAGATAATTCACCACCTATATTTTTACCTGTCAATTTATTATATATATGATCTATAATTAATGTAGAACAATTATTATTGTTACCAACATGAGTACCTAAACTAGATACACAAAGATCATAAAATTCCGCTGGAGTTTTATGTCTAGGAAACAAATTTATTATTGCTTTAAGAATTTTTTTTATAGTATCCATATAATTTGATTATGGTTAAAGCTGAAACAATAGCATATAGAATCCATGAAAAAGTAACACCAAAAAATAGACCAATTATTATTCCAATAAGTGATCCATAAAAGATATAGTCAATTGGTTTTTCAAAAAAAGCCGTAGTAAATTTCTTGGCTGATACAGCTATCTTTTCTGTAATTGGAGCAGTATAAACATCTTGTTCTTTTTGTTGTGGACTCATTCCCATAACAACATTATAACATATTTTAAACTTCTAAAATAGTAATTTGAGCGATACTTTCAGTCTTCATTTGATCAGTATTATTTATTTGTTCCTTGATATCAGTAATAATAGCATTGTAAAAATTGTCTACTTTTGTCCCGGAAAGATAGTTTCTAGCAAGTGTATTCTTTTTAGATCTAGTTATACCTCTTATTCTTCCACCATCTGCAGAAGTATATTCCATCTCTTCAACAGTACCTGATAATTTAATTCTCATTCTACCTCTAGGTGGCATGAGTCTTGTATCGGAAACAGTTGCTGAAGTAGCTGTAGCGGCCATATTGCGAGTCAAAGTTACTTCAAAAGCATCAACATCTTCATAAGGTACTATTTTTTTAGCTTCCATTTCTCTCCATAGATCTTGGACAAGAGCTTTTCCATCTCTATCTTCTTCTTGTTTATTAAGTAAAATAACTTTATCTCCAGCATCTACTGATAGTGACCAACGTCTTCTAAGGTCCGGGATAACACGATATTGAAAAGTTACGTCTGAAATAGAAGGTGTTGTAGTTCCATTTCCAACAAGTTGTACTTTATAGTTCCATAGTTTAGTTACAAATCCTGAAGGGAAATAAAGTGTCTTTTTATTAATTGAACCATCTTGGGCGAATGAAGATTTTCCTATCGAAGTAAAAGAAGCACCACCATCGATTGATTTAAATAATTCAACTGATTCTCCTACAGATAACAAACTTGTATTAATATCCACAGCATTCACAAGTTTATCAACAGCTCCTACGTTTGATCCAAATTCAGAAGAAATTATGTGACCAGAGATTGCATATTTTGTATTATCTTGATATCCAATTCTCATATGAGTTCCAGAAGTGAAATATCCATAAACTTTATTAGAAAAGTTTTCAAATGGAGTATAATTATATACATCATTAAATTTTCCGTATATTCCTGGTGACCAAAAATCACCATCATAACTAGCTCCTTTTACGTGTAGATTTCCAGCAAATTCAAAAGGTTTTGAAAAGTCATATGATGTATCTTGTATTTGATCATCAAATATTTGATCCAGTTTATTTCCATCAAAAGAATAGGCGATTGATTTTCCATTTGAAGTTCCAGTAATTATTAAATCAGAAAGATATTTTTTTACACCAAAGTTTGTAAGATTTTCCCAAACATAAATTGGTATTGCTACACCAGTAGTTTCATCAAATTGAAAAAATTCAACTCTATATCCATCAACAACAAAGAAAAAAGGAACTCCTTGAAGGTCTTCAATTATCTTTATTTTTCTACCTTTACCAGCTTGGTACCCGGAAATAAAACCTGACAAATTTGTTGCATATGAAAGAGTATCACCTGATAATGCGGCGACATATTCTGAAATATAAGCTCTTATACCAATTCCTTTTACAGCACGTACTATTGGATTAGCACTTCTAAAGCCTGATATGGCAGTTCCATTGTATCTAACGAGCGTTTTGAGTGATCCTGAGGTACGTGTAAGTCCAATAAGAGTATCGTTTTTAAACCTAGACATTGAATTTACAGCACTTATTCCAACCATGGCGGATAGTGTTGAGATTGCGTTTGCTGAAGTATATTTAAATATTTTTGCACCACCTGATTTTACTGTTCCTAGAATTAGATCAAGATTATGAACAGCTTTAGATCCGAAAGAATGTCCACCAGTTATTTTAACTCCAGATGTCCAACCTTTTTGTAGTGTTACTTCACCATATTTTTTAAGTGGATCAATTGCTTGTCCATCTTTAAAAGAAGCATCATCTTTAAATTTAATTTTTTGAAATCCACCAGACCAATCAGTTTGAGTCCAAAAAGACCAACCGGATCCATTAAGAGAGTTGTAATTCAAATCTCCAAGTCCAAGTTGATTAACAAGTGAAGGAGCACGTTCTTTTATATATTGAGGACGAGAAGGAGCGCCTCTTAAATTGAAGCCGATGTTATTAAGAGATATGTGATATTTAGATCGTACTTCTGTCATAGTTTATATGTGAAATTGAACGTCCTTTGCTGGTCTTGTTGGTTTTTTTCTAAGAGCTAGTTTTTCAAATTCTCCTTCAAGGTCATTTGCCATTGTTCTAAGATTAGTAAATGAGAAGTGTCCTTCATCTATACTAGCATTTCCTTGCTTAGCAATTTTTCCAGCAAGTGATCTATAGAAAATTGATCCGGCTTTCTTTTTAATTAATTCATTCCAATCAGTAAGTGAATCTATTGTAGCTGATGTAGTTGAATATGTTTTTATATTTCTCAAATAAGAAATGCTTGCTTTTACTGGTGTACTTGGTTTTGAATCTAAGACTATCTTATTTGCATCTTGTTGATAAGACCAATTCACTAAAGGTTTAGAATAATTTCCGGATATTCCATTATTAGAAACTAAGAATTCATAAATATCTACAGCTCCACTTGGACCATTATAATATTGGACTCCTGCAGAAATACCAACTGAAGTTCTATCATCTATAACTTGTCTAAAAAATCCTTTAGAATTTAATGATTCAATACTTTGATTAATAGCTTCAAGCCAGTTTTTATCTCTCCATTCTGCATATTTATGTTCAGATCTAATTTCAACTCCATTAATTGGTACTGTCACCATTCTTAAATCTCCATTATCTAAATCATAAGAATATTCTGTATTTTCTGTTTGAGTAATTCCACTTGAATAAACAACATAACTTCCTTCAATAATAGGAAACTTTCCTACATTAAAAAGTGCAGCCACCCCGTTTCCTTCCTTTGCTACAGAAACAGATTTTGGTTCGTCACCATATTCTCTTCTTAGTTGTGTAATTAATTCTGAAGTTATCATATGTTTATATTATACTATAAAACTGACTTATCATCCATTCCTAATATATATTTTTTAGTTACAGATCTCATAGTTGAAACTCCTTTACCTAAAACATTTAAGAAACCAAGTGAGAAGATAGTTGCTATTAAAGTTTGAACAGATACTATAATGCTAGTAAATGGATGTTGCAGGCCAGTATTTGAGTTATAAAGTAAAGCAACTGATCCTTCTTCTAATCCTCTTGCGTAAAAAGCCACTTCATCCATATAACCATTATGAAATAAACTAACTCCAGATATATTCTTTAAACATCCTAAAACATTTTGTCCAGTAGACGCTCCATAAGATTGTTTACCACCAACATATTGATGAATAACTCTAACATTATTTACATAACCATCTAAATATCCAGTTGAAGTATCATAAGATCTAACGATGTGATTATATTGACCTAGAATTACTACTCCCGGAGCAGAATCAAATGAAGATAGAACATAAGTATCTGTTTTTATTGTAAGTCTTAAAACTCCATTAGATAACAAAATAGCAGATGAATTCGCTTCATAAGATTGATTATATAAATAATTTGATGAAGCTGTATTTGCATATACCCACATTGAATATGAAAAACTATCACCACCAACTACAGTATCTGGTAGTAAAATATAACTTGAATTTCCATCAAACTTTGCTCCTTGTAGAATTTTTCCGTAAAGATTATCGTATGTCATGAAAGTGTCATTACCATGTTTTGTACCAACTGAATCTTGAGAATTTCCTTCCATTTTATAATATGCAACAAGCGAATTTTTTAATCCTTCGGTTTGTATTACTGGGGTTTGAGATGATGAAGTTAAAGCAAGTACCGATGGAGAAATTGTTCTATTTCGAGTATAAAAATAAATATTTGTGTTGTTTCCACCATCTGTAGAATTATCTCCCATATAAAATTTATAAGGAGTAGATCCAGTAAGATAATCAGCAGTAACATAATCTACAGATACATTATTATATGTACCATTAAAAGCTAAAATAGCTGCAGTGGTTGAATCACTAGTTAATCTAACTGTTGCATTCGCTGCATTATTATTTACTATAAAAGAATTAGTAATCGTATGTGTAATACCATTACTTTCAAAACGAATAATTTTATCATCATTTAAATTTCTAGAAATATTTAAGCTACTAAAAGTATTTGCTCCTCTAATAGAACAATCACCTTTAGCTCTATGATATAAAGTACCATAAGTTAAACCACCTCCATAAAAACGATTAGCACTAATTCCATCTAAATAAATAGATCCACTAGCTCCTGAAAAAGTTAAATTAGTTGTTGTAGAAAAATTCCAACCTTTAGAACCAAAAATAGTAGTAACATAGATGTTTCCTGTGCCAATGGTTAATGCTCTAGTATTAGTATTACTAGATTCAAAATCACTACAATAGATATCTTTATTATTTAAAACTAAAGATCCTTGTATGATATTAATTGTTCTAGTTACTCTAAATGTATCTTGTAAGGTCCATTCACCACCAAATCCTCCAAATTGGACATAATATAAGGTTGTACCATTTAATGTAATAGTTTTTCCTGTAGTTGTTGATGAAAAATTTATAATACCTAAATGACTAAAATTTATTGTTGAAGAAACAAGAAGACTTCCATAGATAGATATATTTCCAGAACCATTAATAGTCAAAGTACCAGATGCTGGATTTGCAAGTGTTAGATTTTGACAATAACCATAAGTTCCATTAAAAGTAACTGTATATGATGTTGTATTTGATGCAGTATCAAAAATAACATCATCAGTAGTTCCTGGAACAGATGCTCCACCTGCTCCACCTGAAGAAGCAGACCAGTGTGTAGTGGCACTATCGTCCCAAGTTCCTGATCCTCCTACCCAGTACCGATTTGCCATAATTTTTAATTTAGATTAAGAATTCCTTCTGAGTTCCAAGTAATTACAAAAGATCCTGGAGAAGTTGAAGTTTTATTAGAGCCAAAATCAATATAAGCAATAAGTTCATCTGCAGATGCAGCGCCTCCTCTTGATTTATAAAGTACAGCACCTTTTGCTGTGAATGAAGCTGATGTCCAAGTAGTATCTAGAGCATCAAAAACTCCTTCGTTATCTGTATTATCAACTGCTACAGTTTTTCCAGATAAAGCTTGACCACCTGATGTATATCCAGTTCCAGTTATTTCATTTGTGATATTTGATTTTTTTGTGTGAGCATCTTGATCAGGAACGTAAGCAGAAGTGACGAGCGCCACTTTAATTGTGTCTGTATCAAGATCAACAGATCCATTCATAATATCTCTCTTGAATGAATTATAGATTACATCAGCCATGGTTTTTAAAAATTAATTAATTACTAAATAAGCTTCAGCCAATGTGCCGATAACTTTTACGTGCATACCTTTTGTGAATTTGTGACAAACTTCAAATTGAGTTGATCCTTGTGCGCTTAAAACTCTTGCATAAAAAACAACTTCTCCAGATGCATTACCATCTCTAATTTTTACTGTAGCATTTGCAGCACTTGGTGTAATTGTTACATATTCAAGTTCTGCTTGTGCAGTTACTGGAATAACTTGTTTTCCAACTGCTCCTGATATTGATACTAATCTTGATGACATATATTATTTTTGTTTTAATCTATCTTCCTTAGTTCCTAAAGATTTTTCGACCCTATCTATTATTTGTTTATAAATTTTGAATATTTTTTCTACATTGTCTTGGATCCAATATTTTGAAATCCAATCCTTATTATTTTTAGCAAATTGATCTCTCTTTTCAGAATTATCAATCAACTCTTTTATCTGATTATACCATTCTTCGAATGTTTCCGCAAAGAGAATACGCGCGCCTGATCTTGCAGATTCAATATAAGGTACTATAGGAGAAGCAACCATAGGAATTCCTAGAGCTGAATACTCTTTTATCTTCAAATCAGACTTACAGTTTCCAAATGAATTATTAATTACTGGAGCTAGAGCTATGTCCCATCCTTTAGATGCCAATATCATTGAGTAATTATCTAAACTTTCACCTGGATAGTGATGTAATTCACCCTCATATCCACATGAAGGACAGGTTTCTCCATATACTTGCATAGGAAAAACACCATCTAATTCGTGTCTAGTCATACCCATAGTTTCAAAAATAACTTTACCATTATACTCCTTGACAATTTTGTTTAATACTTTTGAAATCATTTTAAGATCATCTGCATGTGCGTTTCCACCAGCCCAACCAATTCTTATTTTTCCATCATTTCTTTTTACTGTAGGTTGATCCCATTTATCTTTATCTAAATAATTTGGTATGACAAAAAGATTTGGATTATATGGAAAATATTCTCGAGCTAGTTGATTAGTTGATACAGTAATTCCACATGCAACTTTTGACATTTCCATTGCACGATTTAAAAATAAAGTTCCTGGATTCCATCCTCCATATCCGGCTACATTGTTTGGAGAAACGTGATGAACAAAATCATCAAATTCAGTAAGGAAAGGAATATTATTATCTAACATGAATTTAGCAATATTAGATCCTTCTACCGGTCCTGAATTTTGCATAATAACCAAATCAGCGTTTAGTAGATCTTCAGGTGTTGGTTTTTGTAGTATTGTTTTTGAATCACAAAGACCAGATCTCTGAAGAAATTTAGAAGGTTGAACACATCGGAAAAATCCGCATCCTCCGTCATCTCTTGCAACAAATAATATATTTTTTTTATTCATGTTTTTTACAATCTAAAACCAATTCGGTTTTGTTTTTAATAAATTTATTTGCGACCTTATCAGTAAACCAAATACTAATTTTATCTTCTTTGAAACCGCCTTTTTTTAATTCTAAAACTAAATTATCTCTAGTAAATTGAGTTGGGTGAGAATACAAATTATTAAATAATTCTATAGATAAATCTCCACCAATAAAAGCTCTTGCAATATATTCAAAATCATCAACTACAATAAAGAGTTGCCCATTAGTTTTTAGACATTTTCTCCAATTAGATATTGCTTCAAATATTTCTTCCGGGAACAAATGATCTAAAACATGGAAAGCATAAATTTCATCAACACTGTTTGGTGCGAAAGAAAGTTTTTTCAAATCCATAGTTAGATCGATATCTTGACCATGTTCATTCCAAACTACTATTGCATCTTCTACTATTTTTTTATTTGTAAGTTGTATTTTCATCTTAATTTTTTCCATATACTTGTGCTTCTAAAGAGAACCCTTTATCTCGATCATGCCATCTGATAAGTCTATTTCCAAAATCTGATAACATATCTTCATGGATGGCTTTACCTTTTCTCTTGCGCCATTTATCAGAATACTTTGGCCAGAACTTGATATAGTAATCGCATGTTTGTTCCCAGTGATTGACTGTAAACCCCTTTCCATAGTGCTTAATATCCCCGTGGATGGGTATGTTTGTAGTTCCTGGAGGAAGAGTCACTACACGTTGATCAGGTTGGCTGTAACGCAAAGATGTAGAATTCTTGAAGAAGAATATGATAGTTCTAAATTCAGGTCCAACATATTCTCTTTCTTTATAATTTATATCTACATCACCTGGAGTAATATAGAAATCATAAAGACGACAAGCTATTGCCTTTATTGTTTTATTGTTGAATAATTCGTATTGATTAAAATTGAATAAATGCTCATCTGCATCAAAATATACAAACCAATCATCTGGTCCAGCATCTTGTTGAGCACGAGAAAGTATAACTTGTCTATTAAACCATTCAGCTTTTTCTCTATCTGCATCCCAGTAATCACCAACAATAACGTGCTTTACATTTGGATGAGCACTGGCAATTTCAACACTATTATCATCGCTTACATCATCATAAATATAGATACCGCCAGTACAAATTGTACTCCAGTTATCTAGAGTGTCTTTTAGAATCTCTGACTCATTTCTCATCTTCATGAGTCCAATAATTTTTGGAAGTTTATTCATCTTTTTTAGCTAATTTAAATGGTCTTCTTGTATCAACTTCTTCCACTGGTTTTAAAATTAATTGACCTGTAAGTTCGCGAGCCATACGGACATATTCTTCCGCCGCTTTTATTACATTATGATTTGATTTTATATATTCATATCCCCATCCTAATATATGTGGATAATAATTATTTATAACATCTATTAATTGTTGTTTGGTATAAAATTGTCCTTTAGAGTTTCTCCCTGAGAAGTTACAATATCTAAGTGCATCATAAGTATCAAAACAAATGACTCCACCAGTTCCCCATCTACCATGAACAATTCCGAGTCTACCGGCAGCAACTCCTTCAAGTACAGATCTACCCATACCAAAAACAATATCAGAGTCTTCTAATGCTCTTGATATATCTAAAGTTGGACTAAATTCTTGTCCTATAGCAGTAACTTTTGCACCATAATATTTTGCAACTTCTTTGATAGTTTGTATAGCAGGATCTTCTTTATCCATATAGTTAGTATTAATCAAAAATTGCTTTGGAGTATCATTTGCTTTTCTAAAATTAAATTTACTTAGATCAAAGAAATTTCTAACTATAATAGCTTCTATATTATATTCTTTTTTAAGTAGATCTCTTACTTCTTCTGATACAGCAACAAACTGATTAACTCCAGAATCTAAAGCTGGATGTTCTGGTGCCATATTTCCATCAGCATCTTTATGGATTATTCCATGAATAGTAGAGATGATTGGAGTTTTTGGAAATTGATCTCTAAGATATTTAACTATATGATTATGGTTTGCAATTATAACATCATACTTATGTTCTACTTTTTCTTCTAATACAATTGAAAAATTATTTATATCTTCTAAATTACTTAGATCTGAATAACAAGGTATTCCTTCTTTAATTAATTTTTCTGATATAACTCCAAGAGAAGGAGAAAAACAAGTGACATCATGTCCCATTTTTTTTAATTCAATAGCTAGTGTCAGTGTCCAAGTTTCACTTCCACCCAAAAAACTCAAAGTATTATTACCTAACAATATTTTTAATTTCTTCATCTTTTTTCATCTTTTACCCTAATAAATTTATCCTCACATCTCACCGGGAAATAATTCCCAGTGAGTCTAAGGACAAATTAAAGAATACAATAAACTTGATACATTGTTCCTGCTGAACCGGCTATGTAAACATTTGTTGCTGTTCTAGCTGAAGCAGAAGCTTCTCCAACACAAGCTGATGCTGATTGGTTTAACTTTGCTGCAGTTCCTTTCATAGTTACAATAACTGTGGCTGGGATTGCTCCAAGTCCATGTGCTATTGCTACTGTGGCTGCATCGGTTGCGAGCGTACCTGAAGTAATTGAATACTTCATATTACCAGTATATACTTTTGCTCCTTTTGAAAAAGCTGGAATATAAGCTGATACATTTTCTCCTCTTGAAGTTGGCATTATAATTGTAAGTGTTACCTAATAACCCCACTACAACTCAGAAGCGGACTAGGCCTTCAAGTTAAAGTGATAAGCGTGAGCTTCTGCTGCGTTTCTAACTTCCATTGTGTATTCACCAACTATCTGCCAATCATTTGAGTCACCAGTTTTAGCTAGTTTCTCCATGAAGAAAGCTCTTGTTCTCAAAGGCATAATTTTGATCTTTGAAGAATCAACAACCATACAGACGTCATTTGGTACCCATCTGTCTACGATAATTTGTAAGTTCATACCCAAATCTGAAACGAATTCCTCTACTGTATAACCTGCTCTTCTAGTATCAAGAGTTGATCTTCTAAATTCTTGATCGAATGTAGAAATCTTTTGCTTTTGAGTACCTCCAACAATTATGTGAGTTGGCATTCCACCATCATCATATATTTGTTTAGCCATTGCGTTAAGAACGCTAGGTGTTAGAGTTTCTGCTGTTCCGTTTACATTTCCAGCTGCTATGAAACCGATAAAGTCTATAAGACCTCCCATAGTTCCATAAACTGATCCTGTAACGTCTGAAGCTGCTCTTACTCCCATGATGACTGTTCTATCCAATTCTCTCTTCAATTCTCTCAATCTCAAATCAATTTGATATGAGTCTTCTGAAGAAATACCAGCATGATCAATTGCTTGAGCAGTACCTGTAATCTTTACACCCTTTGAAAAGATTTGTGAATAATTGAATTTAAGACCTCTTGTAGTAGATTCGTCTTTTGGACCTGACATACCTTGTGGTCTTGGATTTGAAATAATTTCCCATGTTGCTGATGCAGCGTGTGTTTGTCCGCTAGTTGCACCATAACCTCTAACAACTGTTGCAGAAACTGCACCAATCGCTGTAACTTGAACAACTTCAGTCTTTCCTGAAAGAGAATCTTTCAAAAGAGTTCCTGCTGTAATTCTAGCTAAGTGAGAAGCTGAGATTCCAAGAGCTGTTGCTGAAACGTTGAATGCTCCTGCTGTTCCTTTAACAGTAGTTGCATTTAATGCATCTTCAACCCAACTATGCTTAGTTTGAGTTGCTGATTCACCTGAAATTCCAAGTGATGAAACGACATCTGTGTCGTCCAATAATATTGAAGACAATACTTCTGATAAGTCGAGTTTATAAACTGCTGACTGATCGAATGAAGCTGCCTGATCTGGGTCTTGTAAAGCCATGTTAATAAAAAATTAAAACTAATAAATTACTTTCCTCTTGCTTGTTTTATTTTGTTTCGAATTGCAGCTTGAGATCTAGCAGTACCTGTAAGTTTTGATAAATCTTCTAGGCCCGCTGGAACAACTGGAGCTGGTCCTCCGGCATTAATAACTGGTGGAGTTGCAGGAATACCTGCAGCTGGAGCACCCTTTTCAATATTGATAACCTGGTTTCGTAAAAAATCTTCTATATCTAGCATAGCTTCTTCAAAAGTTTCTGCTCCTGATACCATCGAAGGATTTAAAAGAATAAGATCTTTTGTTGATTTTGGTAGAACTTTAAATTCTTCAAGATCAAGTAAATCTCTTACACTATTACGAACTTCCATTTGCAATACTGTTCGTTCTGCAGCCTGACGTGCTTCTTCTGATTGATTTAATTTTGAAATTATTTCTGGATCAGCTGGGCTTCCATCAGGATTATTAACCACTTGATTCTTTTTGCTATTAAAAGCAACACGTTTATCAAATGACAACGTCCTAGCTTTTGCTCTCTGAAGGTCACGATATACCTCCATGTCGATTGTTACTTTCCCATCTGATAAATTCCCCTGACCCCCTGTTGGAGCTGGTGAACCTGCCGGTGAGGTAGGAACAACTGCTGGAACGTTACCGGGGGTGGCCGCTTTCGCGGGGATGGCCGGATTTAAATTTTCATTCATATGTATATTATACTATTAATTATTAAAACTAACAAATGCGTTAAACTGTTTATAACTTTTAATTCAAAAAAACTTGTATCTTTTTTGCTCCTTGTAAATTATCTATTACGACCTCTAGATTTTCCCCAAGTAAAGTTTCTTTATTGATCAACTCTCCGTATTCTTTTGTGTCTGTTTTACAATTCTTCTTTTCAAATTTTATTCTTCCTAAAGCATCTTTTACTGTAATATCAAAACTAGCTCCAGGTTCATCAGCAATAGAATGAAGCCATCCTATTTTGTGGCCTACAGCTCTTATTTTTTTAGAACTTTCTCCAATTGATGGATTAAAGTCTAATGGTGCATTTGCGGTTGAGGATAATTGTGTCATCTTTTTTTTTGTTATTATTTATAAACTGCTGGTGCAAATTGTATTTGCTTTTCTCCTGATAAAGACTCAAATGATTTTTGTAATCTTGGAGTGTACATTGATTCCATTGCGTTATCAGATGGTTGTACTCCAGTCTTATTAATTAATTTTTCCATCTCATCATATTTTCCTTCTCTTAATAATTGATTTACTTTACTTTTTATTTCTGCTTCTTCTACTTGAGTATTCCTAATATCAGTATATAAATTTCTTTCACTAATTTTTTCTACTGTTGGAAAACCCATAAGTGTACCCCAGAATAAATCCGTAAAATCTCCATTCCTAACAAGTTTACCATATGTATCATAGATTGCATATTTACCTTCACTATCAACTCCAGCATTAATTGATTTTTTAAAATTAGTTGCATTCTTTGCTACAATTCCTGAAGGCATTCCAGATTGTAATGTACGAATAATATCTGAAGCATTTGCATTCATATCAGTTCTATTGTTATCAATGATTCCCTTGAAATATCCATAGACACTTCCAACTAATCCAACAACTGGAGAAGTTATACCTAAGAATTTTTGATATAGAGTATCCCCGAAATCAAAACCAAATTCGTCTTTCATAGTTTCGTCTATAATTTTTGCGTTACCAGCAAAACGAATTATCTTTTCCCATTGACCAGAAGTCATCCACTTTGTAAGAACATTTGTAGATTCAATTGTATAGTTCAAAAGACCAGTAGCAAGTTTACCAGCCATTCCATATCCGGCTTTAGCACCTGATCCAGTTCTATATGGGAATGAAGTTTCATCAATGATATCTCTCATATAAACATCAAATGCCCCAGCTTCATCTCCATCTATAAGTTTTTGTCTTATTATATTTCTATTTGATTTTGAAAATGCGTTGAAATCTAATTTTGATTCTAAATTATTCCATTGTATTTTTCCATCTTTGTAAAGGTTAAGAGCATCATTCCATTGATCTTCTGCTTGTAGAAAAGTTTTAATACGAATATCATTATCAACGTAAGTCATTGGTTTAACTGTAGCTTGTGTATATCCTTTAAAAAGTTTTCCTGCGGCACTAGCTGGATTAAAATCTTGAGCAAGTTCAGCTCCATAAGGTTGAGCAATTTCATTAAGATATCCTAATTTTGCAACTCTAGCTCTTTGTGCAGGATCAGTAGCTTTTATCAAAGCTTCTTTAGCAAATCTAGTTCCAAGTCTTGAATATACAAAAGTTGGCAACTGAAAAAGTTGTTTGAAAATAGCAGATGGTGTACCAACAAGTCCAGAGTACATAGAACTCAAACCATAACTAATAGCTTGTCTAGTAGCATCAGCTGGTAGTTCTAATCCAAACTTTTTATTTAATTTTGGTACGAAACTATCTAAGAATTTTTCTAGTCCACCAAGTTTACCAAGTTTTTCCTGGACATAAGAATTTGCTTGTTTAAATATAGTTGGAGGAAGTGATTCCTTCATTGCTTCAAAATTTTCTAATACTGGTTTATAGTGTAGAGCTTTAGCACCTTCTTTAATATAAATTTGTCTTGAAGCATATGGATCATCTATATAAGGATCTAAACTTCCTTCTCTTTTAAATTTAGCGAAGAATTCTTTTGAAGGAGTTACATCCAAATTTTTATATTGAGGTACTACTCCACCAAGTTTTGTAATTTTTGGTCCGCCGTAATTAGCTAGATATGCTTCTTTTCCAACTCCAAGAACTTCTCCGTATTGATTATCCCAAGCTTTTAATTTATCTGCGATATCAATCAATTCAGTTTTTACAACTGGATCTAATGTATTATTGGCATGAATAGCATTTGTATCACCACGAACATAAGCATCAATTAATCTTCTTTCTTCAATCATTTTTGGAGAAGAATATTTACCAAAGATACCATCTAATTCAGGTTGAATAGAAGCATCTAAAGTTTTTACTAATTGTTGAGCACGTTCCATTGGTTGATAAATTTGAGAATTTACCGGATAACCATAAGTATCTTCTAGATAAGAAAAATAGTGACGTGGAGGTGATACTATAGATTGAATCCAATCTTGCGGTCCAAGAGTTTTATCCATCACTCCATATTTTTCTCCAAACTTTGCAAGTGTTTGTGCAACACGAACATACTCACCTTCAGTGAGTTCTCCTATTGTTTCTTTACCAGTTAGAGTTTTTACTACTGAATCCCTTACTGCAGGATCCATTTGTTTCATATTACCAATAGCTTTTAGATTATCTAATTGAGATTGAGTGATAGGACGAAGTTCAAGTCCTTTTCTTGCTTCAGGAATAATGAAGACTGGTTTGTCTAAATTATTGCTTCCAGCGCTTTGGCCTGGTACTCCTTGCTTTTTTCCAGAGTTCTGTTCATAAGGTCCAACATTGCTGGTTGGTCCTTTGGATCCAACTTCAAAATCTCTTGCTCCATTTCCTGTTGGAACGCTAGATTCTCCTGGTCGAACTTCTCCTGTCTTTCCTTTTTGTAAGATTGTTGATCTTTCATTACTTACATTATATACCCCTGGGTCTATACTGTCAAATCCATTATTAACACCCTGTGTTTTCGCCAAAATCTTGTTATCTTGAGCCAGTTTATCAGATATAGACTTATTCTTACCCCAACCTACGACAACTTCAACATTTCCAAAATCTATTCCAGCTTGATTAACTCCTTCACCTGTTGATTTAAACATTAGTGATCTTAACTCATCAGTAAATGCTTTTCCATCTGTTTTTAAATCTTCAATACTTAGACCATGAGTATCTATATTGAATTCATCACCTCCAGATCTAATTCCTCTATTTGGAAAATGTTTATTTAAAAGTTCTCCAACTTTAGCTAGAACATCATCGGCTGCTTTTGTACCATGAACTTTATTCAATTCACCTAATCCTCTAAGATCAATCGATACTTGTGGTCTATCAGCTAATCCAGCTTCATCATAAAATCTTCTATTTAAAACTTTTGTTTGTGAATCAATAAACATTGCATCCTTCAATCTTTTTCCAGTAATTTGTGGAAGGTTTGATTCTTGCATTAATCTAATATCATTTGAAATAGATGAATTTGTATTACGCATAATTCTGTTATCTAACGATAAATGTTCTGTCAATAATTGTTTTTCAGTTGGTCCAGCAGCTTCAATTGGTTTTGGTATTACACCAGTTTTAACTGGAGCAGAATAAATTTTTATTTCATTTCCAAAATCACCTTTTGTAACTTGTTTTAATCCAAATTCTGTTTTTACAAAAGTTCCAACTTTGTTTGGTACATTTTTAACAACTGATATTACTTGAGTTCCTTCTTCTCCTGGACTCATTTTCCATTTTATATTTGTAGTATTTCCACCAAATTTAACTGATTCAGTTTTTGGCATTGTATAATATTCATGTACTGATCCTTCAGATGCGCGCGCGAAAGATCCATCAGCTTGTTGTGCATATTTAATAGGTTCTGTATTTAAAGTTTTTCCTGGGAGTTCTCCAGAAATAGTTCCACGAACATAAGGTTTTGGTTTGAAAGTATTTACCAATGCTTCTGTAATAGGAAGCATGGCTGCAGATTTTAAAACAAGATCAGATCCAGCAAATACATAAGCCATCTTTGGCCCCATACCTGCTTGTCTAGCTTGTTCAATACTTTCATAATAAGTAGGAACATCACCAAGTAAAGGTAGCTTTGTTATTTCACCAGTTTCCATACTTTTTGCATCCCAAGGTTTACCAGTGATCATATTCATAAAAGGTTTTACTGCAGTAAGTCCAAGAGAAGCAACCATAGTTGCTACAGTTTTTGGAAGAGCTAAAACTCCTTTAGTTATTGCTTTTGTACTTTCAACTTGTACTGATGCTAATTTATCAGCAGTAGACATTCTATCCCAATCTTCACCAGTAGGTAGATTTAAACCAACAGCTTTTGCTAATTCTAGATTAGTTTGATGTGGAGCTTGAAATCCAGCTATCATACCTTTTGCTGTGATAGGTGCTCCGGGAACAGGTTTTGCTCCTTCTTGAGAAATAGTTTTATAATATTCTGGACTTCCAACTACACCTCCATATTTTTTAATTTGTTCTTCAGGTGATATATCACCAACGATTTGTATTTTTGTTGGTTCATTACCAAATAATGTTTTAGAAACTGTAGGTACAGGAGTAATAGCACCTGCTTGATTTAGCAGTTGTGAAGTCTTTGTTGTAGGAGTCATTGAAGCAAACTTTGACACAGGTTGTGCAGTAGGTGTTGGAGTGGTAGGTGCTACTGGCGCTTCTGGTGTTGCTAATGTATCCCAATAATTGTCAGGTAGTAAGCTAGGCATAATTTTTATTTACCAAATAATCCTCCAAAGAAACTTTTTACTTTACCCATCATACCTCCGGCTACTCCAGAAGCAGTTTGTGATGATCTCTCAGTTGGAGCTCCACCTGTATTCTTTGTACCTTTTGGAGTAATTGATGGAGTTGTTGTAGATGTCATAGAAGGTGATGTAGTACCGACTGTAGGTGCAACAGGAGCTGGTGGCATAGGTGGTGGTACATTATTTGCCATTGCATCTGTAGTTGTAGCAACATAAGGTAGAATCGCTTGTTCTTTATATGAATCCAATTTAAGAACATCACCATCTTTAAGTCCAAGTTTTGCTTTATCAGTATTAAGATATTTTGTATAATTTCCATCAGTACCTCTTTGGTAGATAGTACCTTTATCTCCTTCAGCCCAACCTTCTCTTCTTATTTCATTTTGAGCACGAAGTTTTGTTGGATCAACTTCTACTTTTCCTTTATTAATAGCAGTACCTCTTGTAGACATTCCTTCAAGAATAAGTTTCTTTTGATTTGCATATCCATCAGCAGTAGCGACAACTTCTTTTCCTTCTACGAAGTTTTGATCTCCTAGAGTAAATACATTTTTACCAAGTTCGTTTACTCTATTTGTTTTTCCATATATTGGTAGTCCGCCGTAAGTTCCATTAGTTGGAATATATCCTGTTACACTTCCAATTTTTCCAACTTTCATATCTACAATTTCTCCATAAGAATTTGTAACCATATAAGTTGCATAGTTTGTATTTGGATTTTTCTTTTCTATATCGTCTAGAGCTTGAAGAGTATTTTGATAATCAAGAAGAGTTGTATCTCTTTCATCATAATATTTTGTAGCATCACCTTGAGAAGCTTCTACTCTTTCAATCGTAGCTGTCAATTTATCTAGTTTAGCTTTCTCTATTGCTCCATTAGCTTTTAAATATTTTGTTGGATCAGTAATAAACAAATTCTTTGCTTTAGAATTTGCATCTTTTACATCTCTATTTAATTTATCTATATCAGATGTATCTTTAAATGAATTTATTTTTTTATCACTTTGATAAGAAGAAATTTTTACAGAGATACTAGATCTTTGATCAGGAGTTAAACCAGGATTTGTATAAAGTTTTTTAGCCATAGATTCTAGAATATCGTAATCGCCAGAAGAAAGTTTACCATCTGATTCTAATTGATTTTGTTTTATTGAAAGTTGATCAATAAGAAAACCATAATCCTGCGTTCCTGCTGGTTTTGAACCTGATCTCTTTAGTGCTTCTAGATTAAATGATGCCATGGTTTTTTTTAAAATTAATATCCTCTAAGATTTTTTAATATTTGAGTATTTTGTGCAGCAGTTCCTTGATAATTTGATATTCCCATACTTGCGGCAATATCTTTTCTTGCTGAGTATGATGAATCTTGACCAGATTTATTTAAATAATTTGTAATAGAAGGATCTTTAGAAGGTGGTGTAGGTTTTGCAGGAGTTGGTGCTGGAGCAGAAGGAGCTGGTGCTGTTGGTGCTGGAGCAGAAGGAGCTGGTGCTGAATATGTTGGAGTAGAAGAAGAACTACTACTAGATGATCTTGAACCTGAAGATGTTGTAGTTGGTGCTGGTGTTACTACCGCTGCTGGAGTAGCCGATGCTCCACTTTGTAATGCCGCTAACATTTTTGTATTTTGTTCTGCTGTACCTTGATAATTTGTAATACCTTGAGCCGCTGCTAATTTTGCACGAGATTCAAAATCAGATGCTTGTTTATTTATATTCAAATAATCTACAAGAGAAACTCCTGTATAAGCTGGAGTTGTTGTTCCTCCTGCTGGTGTAGTAGTACCTGCTGGTGTAGTAGTTCCAGTTGCTGTTGTAGTTTTTAATGTATTAAGTATTTTTGTATTTTGTTCTGCGGTACCTACATAATTTGTTATACCTTGTTCTGCTGCTAATTTTGCGCGAGAAGCGAAGTCAGATGCTTGTTTATTTGTACTCAAATAATCAACAAGAGAAACTCCTGTATAAGCTCCGGCAGTTGAAGCTGGTGCAGTTGGTGATGTAACAGTTGTTACCTTTGGTTTTCCTGTTGCTGGATCTATCACTGGAGTTTTATCTAGAAGAGTTTTATCAGTAAGTCTTGGATCTTCTTTACCAGTCATATCAGCATTCTCTTTTATTTTTTGAGCAGCAATTTCTTCACTTGTCATATTCGCCAATTCTTCAGGTGATAAAACAGTTCCAGCTCCTTTTTGTATAGCTTGAGATACTGCATCATTTATAGATAGTCCAGGATTTGCAGCCATCATATTGTAAGCCTCTAAGATAACATCTTTAGTTGGACCTTCTTTAAGTTGAGCATTCGTTGTAATTATTTTTGTAATTGAAGATGCAACATTTACTCCAAGATCAGTAAGTTCCTTGAAACCAGATAGCGCTGAATTTATATCGTAATTATTTGCGTACTTATTTGTGATTGAATCAGCAACAAGATTAGCTCCAGTTTGTAAAGAATCTTGTTTATATATATTTATTTGATTTCCATATCCATTAAGTTCTGGTCTTGTAGAAAGTTTATCGTAAACACTTACTGCATTTACTAGAGCATTTTTATCTAGAAGATTTTGAGAATCTTTTATTTTAATATCAGTATTTATTTCAGTATTTAATCTATTAAACAATCCACCACTTCCTTGATCAGCTACATAAGAATCTCTTGTGAATATCCAGTAATCTCTTTCAGAAGCAAATGTATTATTTCCTACAGTAATAGGACCACTATTCATAGAGGCATCTATTTTATCATTATAAGAATCAAGTAGATTTGTTGCACTACTATTTCCAGTTGCAGTAACAACAGCTAGATCTCTTGTTATAGATTCTATTTTATTTTCTACTTTTGCTTTTGTTAATGATTGTAATTGTAGATCATAATTTGAAGCAGTTGTCTTATCGCCAGCAAGTAATGCATTATTTTTTGCATCAGTAACTTTTTGTATTTGAGTATTTAATACTGATTCTGTTTTATCATTTATAGCAAATTCTGTTTGGTTTGTAATAAGTTTTTTTGTATATTCAAATTTTTGTTCTTCAGCATCTACTAATTGTTTATCAATAGTAGCAAGTATAGTTGAATTTGTTGCCGCCGCCTTTTGATCTTTAAGCCAAGTAATTAAAGAATCAACTGAACTTGATCCAGAAGAAAGACTTATTAATTTATCGTTATATGTATCGGAAAAAGTTTTTTGTTCTATTCTAGTTTTTAATCCAGATATTTCATTTTTAATTCTTAATCTTTCTTCAGGAAGATCAGTAGTTCTTTTAAGTTGATCTTGTCTATATTTAAGTTGTGAATCTAAAGAAATATTTCCTTCAAGAACAGCTTTATTAAATACAACTTCATCAGCTGCATTTCTTTCTATCATTTGATTTCTTAACCCAGTTGAAATATTCTTTACGAATGAATCGAGTGAATTTCCTACTGTCTTTTTTGTTTTTGATCTTTCGTAAGCCATAATATTATTCTGTTACAGTTGGAACTGGTGCAGCTCCACTTGCTTGTTGATTACCAGCCGCGACTGCTCCTTCTTGAGATGCACCTGGTGCATTTCCTGGAGCCGGCATTGGTGAATTACCTGGTGCATTATCTCCTTCTGAAAGTCTAGGAAGTAAAGAAGGTTGTCTTGCAACTTGTGGTCCAAGTACAGGATCTGTAAGATCCTTCTTCATGAGTTTCTTTTCTAGATTTGGTTGAGCAACTCCTGCTTCTCTCATAGCTGTATCTTGAGAAATAAGACCTGATTGGAATTTATTAATAGTATCAACAATATTTCTAAGAAGAGTTGTAGGTAGGTGAACTTCATTTCTGTAATCCTCTTCAATAAACATTTTTGTTTCAGGGAAATAGATTTCAAGTAACCTTAGAATGTTTGCATTCAAACTTTGTAATGCAACGCGAAATCTTTTTCCTCTTGGATTTAATTTTCTTATTGTACCTTGAAAGGCCATAGCTAAAGCTCTTCCAGAAGCATTTGATATTTGAGAAGAAGACATAAGAGCTTCTGAAACTCCAGAAATTTCTACGATAGCAGAACGTCTTTGTTGAACATATGTATTTGTAATATAAGGATCACCAGTCTTTTCAAATGTATGAAGTTCTCCATCATCCGGCAAAGAATAAATTCTAGAGATACCAGCAACTAAGGCTTGCATACCTTCCAAATTCTTTCCCCACATATTCATACTTGAAATCCATTTCAAAAGATTCGCAAGGTCATTGTTTGTTCTATTGTGAGAAGTTTGTGGATCTAATACATCTTCGAGATCTGATTTACCATAAGGATGATTAGGAACGTAATTATTTTTTACAAATTCCATTGGAACAAATCCCCAATCATGTTTTGTTAAACTTAATAATTTATCATTTATAAAAATTGCTTGTGTTTCGTTTGTCCAATACTCTTCAATATTTACTTGAGGTACTTGTGTATCATCAACAAGTCCACCAAGTTCAGGTGATGGATTTAAAGTTGCTTCTATTTTAATTCCTTTTTTATCAGCAACAGATTTATAAAGTCTATTTGCTTTTGAAAGTGGAATACGATCACTTTGTATAAAACCAATTAATCTTGTGAAAGTTGAATCAGCAAAAATTAATCTAACTGATGCAGGATTTTCTATATGTTGAAAACAAATTTTCCATTCTCCTTTTTCTTCTGGAGAAACTATATTTCCTTTCTTATCTACTTTTTGCATCCATGGTCCTTTCATTAATCCATCTCCATAAAGAGAAGCTTGTTTTGCCCATGCATCAAATTCAATTTCAAAATTATTATCTTTCCAAACTTTCCACAAAACTCTTTCTTTCATTTCTGCTTTTAATTCTAATACATCATCAGTAGGATCATCAGTTGGAATATTTATTTCAGGAGAATCATCAAAAAGAAGTGAAGATAAATTATCTACAATAACAGCACAATAGTTATCAGTTTTTTGAGAAGCACCTGGAGCTTCATCTTTATCCCATTGATCACCACGATAAAATTGTTCGAGAGTTGTATAACCAGCAAATTGTTTTCCAGTTGATCCACGTTTTGCAGAAACTCCATTTACTCTAGAAAATAAATCATTTCTAGTTTCTTCTTTTGCTAATAAAAATTCCTTTGTAATGTCAAATTCTTTTTTCTGATCGTCAGTCATAAAAATTTTTGGTAGAGATATGTCCATAGGTTTTTTTGTTTTTATTATTATATCACAAATATATTAAAAAATCCTTTTTTCAGTAATTATAGTTTCTTTCATTTGTAACTTTGTACTACTAGCCCCAGAAAAAATATCAGCAACTCTATCCGCGAGAGGATTGAAAGACATTTGTTTGGCAGTTGATTTGTTATGCTTACGCTCCAACCACCAGATACCCATACCCAAACACATAACATCGTCTTGTTCGATCCTTTTATCAGAAACTCCTTTGTCCGGGTTATATTGATAATTACCCATTTGCTCTTCTAACTCGGCAATATAGAAAGATCTTAGTCTTCCAAAGTTTGGATTGAGTTCTTTTATCTTTCCTTCACTGTCCATCTCAGTCTTTCGGCTAGAAGACATAACAACAATAAGGCAGAAAAGCATATCAGACTTGTCCCCGGAAGCAGAGAAGTCATTAATATTTGACATATCCATTTCCTTTAACATCTTAGCAATCATCACTCCGCCCATAGAGGAAGAGTCATGAAGGAAGATGGCACCATTCCATTCCCTTTGAAGCATTCTGGCACGCGCAATAACCACGAAAGGAGATCCTCCTTTGATGGCTTCTCTAAATACAATACGATATTCATTGGTTATTTGGCCATTAGCTACCTTTCTAGGGGTATAGTCTATAACATAAAACACAGTTGGATCTCCAGTATCAGCAAAACCCCAGTCAGCTACTAGGAGATATTTATGTTCATAGGCAGGTAGTCTTTGTGATTCCTCATCCCACAGGCGCTCAATAAGAATTTGGTCGAACATTTTCTTGCCGGTGGTCACGAATTCTCCATAAACTACCTGCCTATATTTGACCGGATCCGTAGACTTAATAGATCCGCTAATCGCCGCAACCTCCTTCTCTCCCAGGAAGATATTGTCAGAAAGTCGCCCAATAAGAGTAAACCATCCTTCATCAAAAGCAAGTCCAAGTTTTGATACGTGAAAAAAATATTGATGACTCGGTTTGTCCACCTCAGGTGTAGATACTAGGTCCAGCGCTCCTCCGAAGTCAATCAACCTCGACATGACCTTCGCCGGTAGCTCCGCCTTCAAGTGCAAACTTTGCGCCGCCTCATCGTAAGAAATATATAAATATCTAGTTCCAGCAATAGAAGACGCTTGATCTTCACCAGTAGGTACCGCTTTATAACTAGTTCCATTCTTAAACATAACTGTTCTCTTCGCAGAATTATCAGATAAATAAAAATCTTCAATCTTACAATTATTCTTTTTAGAAACAACAACTCCATTCTCAACAATAGAATAAGTAAATTTAGAAAATAAAATATCCAAAATATAATCGTAGCCGGCCTGACATTGGTTTGAGTGCGGTGATAAGTTTAAAGTTCCACATCGAGCTTCCGCAATATGCTGCGGTTCTCCACGAACACCAATCTTATAATAATTGTACCAAATATGTTTTATAGAAGTCACCAAAGTTTTTCCCCATCGATTCGATGGCACTAAAATATTTCTTAAGAAATCATGATTGGCCGTGAGCAATTCAAATTCTTCACGATTCTTCCAAAAAGTTTTTCCGTATTCATTCTCCAATACCAATCCCAATTCATAAGCCTTATCTCTTTGAGTCTTAGTAGTCATCCATAACCAAAACTTCTGCTTAGGATGTAATTCAGTACCAAGCAACTCGTAGGCAAAAAAGACAGGGTCTTTTCGGCCTGCACGTACAAGGGCTAAGAATGCTTTTTGTTCCTTAGTTAAATCTTTTTCGTAATCAATTTTTCTAACCATTTTTATTCTTGGTACGCTCCTTCAGAGAAAGCGCGATTAAGTTTTTCTTCCTCTCTTCCATCTTCTCTAACCTTACCTATCGCATGTATTCTTGAGTCTTGAGCTTTCATTGCTTTGAATACTAAGTCTATAGCATCCTTCGAAGACATAAGTTGAGGATTATCCATCATATCTTTCAATCTAGCAGCTCCAATATTTAGAGCTCTTGAGATAGCAGTTGTTGTAGCTAATTGATTTGACATCAAAGTTTTTTCTACTTCTTCGGCGGCTCCAGCAGATAAACCTCCTTGTAATGGTTTTGGAGCAGTAACAACTTGTTCAACAGCAACAATCCCAGCTTCAGTTCTAAATCTTTTTAAAAAATAATACCAAGATTCCATACTGTAATTTGGCAGTTCTTTTCTTACAACATCTTCCCAAAATCTTTTGTTATTTACTTTTCCATCTCTCTTTAGCACTTCATTATATTGCAATAAAATTTTTCCGTATTGAGGAGAATGTACTAATCTATTAGTCTTTAAAGCCTTTAACATAAAATTATTATAACATAAAAAAAAACTATTACAATTTTTTATTAAAGACTTATATTTTTCTACCCTGGAGTACAAAAATTCCTTGACATTTGTAGGGCGAGGGTGTAAAATTGTAAGAGTTCTCTTTAGAAAATATTTTTTATGAGGGGGTAAACTCCTACTACAATACGTATTAAATATTATATGGTATGGCTACCCGTAAAGCTAATACTAAATACTAAACAATGAAGTAAAAGGAATGAAGACAGATTGAAAGCGCGCGGACAACGCGGGACGCGTTGAATAATGACAGAGCCAAAGACAAAGCCCCGGGGGGGGTGCTTTTTTTTTGTGTGCGTGAGTATATATGTTTATAAGTATGTGTATATGTGTACATGTATACAACTATTGACATGCATATAATATATGTGTTATGTATAAAATATCGCTTGCAAGATGTGAAAGATGTGATAAGATATACATAGGAAGATAACAGGAGTTTGAATCTCGCAAGATTACAAACCATTTAAAAATAAAATTGTTATCGACTTAAATATTATGAGTATGAGTAAAAAAGATTACATAATAATTGCTAATACATTGTCAGATGTATTCAATGCAAATGCGTATTGTTTAGATAACGCAACAGATAAATTGTCTGTGGTGTTTGCTTTTATTAATGCTCTTGAAAAAGAGAATCCACGTTTTGACGCAAAGCGTTTTGTTACTGCATGTTTAGATACAGAAGACATCAAAGAATTATCAGACGAAGACGCAGAAGGTCATGCGACTTTTAAAGATATAATGAATGCATAAATATATGAATACAAATACAAAATACGTTTGTAAAAAATTCAATACATATACCGGAAAGAATACAGCAAAAGAAACTTTCGAAAAATTAGAAGACGCAATAAAGTTTTGCAACAACAATAGAAGCATTACAGGTGCGTATCAATGGAATCTACATTTAAAAACAATTAAAATATAAAAAATATATGAAAATAATAACAATTTCAAAAATAGGTTACAATGCGCCAAGTGGTGCAAATTGGTCATATGGAATATGGAAGATTGATTGCATTGATACGACTCAAGTATATAACATGAGTTATACAGTAAAAGAAAACTTCGGTGGAGATAGTAGACTTGCAGATGTATTGCTAAATAATCATTGTATTAATTTGATAGAAACAAAAGGAGTTTTTCCAACACAAAAAATAACAGGAATCAAAAGTATTGAAGATATGGAAAACAAAGACTTTATAGCGGAATTAGTAGCATGGTATAACAAATAAAATATATGACTAATCAAAAAATGTTAAGAGTATGCGCCCTATGGCACGAAGCTTGCGGAGTTGTTAAAACAAAAGTGATATTCCGTGAAGGTGGTCACAATAACAGCGCAGGAAAAGAGATAGCATATTGGATGGATAGAAAAGTATACGACAAAATAGCAATAGGAACAAAAGCAACACCGGAAGACTACAAAAAATTTGGAAAGTTAGTCGAAGCACAAAATACAGATATCTATAGCAATTTATAAAAATAATAATAAAAATATATGATAATTTTAAACAAAAAAACAGGTGAAAAAATTGATAGTATTAAAGCTGGTGACATGCGAGATAGTCAAAAAGTTATTTTTGACAAACATAGTGACTCAGACAATGAAAGAGATAGCAGAGCATATCAATTAGAAATAGAAATAAAACAAGCTTGGTACGATTATGAGCACCTTGAATGTGGTGGACTACAAGAGCAAATGGAATTAATTATATCACTTGAAAGAGAACTTGCGGTATTGGAATATAGGCAAGAACTAGGACTATAATTTATTAATTTTAATCAATAAAAAACAATGAAAAATGAAATAATAAAAGAGCTAGTCACTGCATGGGATGAGCCATGCGGTGATACTCAACTAAATGGATGTATGACTGCAATTATAAAGATTTTTAAACATACAGATAATAAAGTATTCTTTTTGATTGAATTGCGTGACTTTTTACTAAACTATTTAAAAGATGGAATATAATCTATAACACCATGAAACAAACAAAAGAAGAAAAAGACATCATCCATGAAATACAAATGGAAACGGCCGGACATATAATCAAAGAAATTATCGAGCCGTTATTGTTACAGTTGGAAAGAGAAGACAGGGACGCAGAAGACGGCTTGAAAGGTGAATTGTACTATACAATAGAAAACAGAATAATCGCACTAATTGATAAATATAATAAATTAATCATAGACGAAGAATGTCCCATGAAAGACGAAGACGGCAACGAGCTTGAGAGTATAGGCTTAGGCATTTATCAAGTAAAACAATAAATATATGAAAACAATAAAAAAACATACTAGGAAATTGCCCTGTGAACAATGCGGGGCAAATTGTGGAAGCTCGCACAAAAAGGGTTGTACATGGAGAAAAAAACCTAGACCAACACTGAAAGCACAAAAACAGGCCATATTGAAAGCAATTAAAAGAAACAATAAAATACAATACGATAAATTAATGGAAGAATTAAACCTAATAGACGAACAAGCCGAGCAATGCAGTGGAAATTATAATGAACAAGACGCAAGAGCAACAGCATACAAAAAACTAGCAGACTTTATTAGTAAGACCTTTAAACAATAAAACCATGCCCAAACAACAAATTACAGTATCAATCTATCAAGGTTACACTGGAGCACCTAAATGCGTAGTGTGGGTCAATAAGATTGAATACGTGTTAGAAATAGAAGATATCAACGCACTGATTAAAAATAGCATTGAAAGACAAGGCTATGAGATATCAAAAACAAATAGACAAAAGTACCCTAGAATCAAAATCAATCATCAACAGGCTTGATTGATAGGTACATGACGCGCTCGGGCTGATCACGACTACCATAATTTCCGTGAGAATCTAAAGTCAAAAAATCTATGACCGCACGCGTACCCCCCTATACCCATTATTTCTATATAATAATATAAAAAAAAAAAAAAAAATAAAAGAAAAAAAAAAAAGAAGAAAAAAAAAAAAAAAAAAAAAAAAAAAAAACAAAAAAAAAAAAAACCAAGACCCCACCCCCACCCCCCCAATACCAATTTTTTTAAAAAAAAAAAAAAAAAAAAAAAAAAAAAATTAAGTTAATACTAAAAGGTTAGAGAATAAGAGAAAAAAAAGAAAAGAATTTCCTAGAAAAAACAGGTATAGGGGGGTATAACAGCGCCACATAGGACAAACGGCTAAGAATATAGGTTTTTTGACAACGGGTAGGTCCGAATAATCAAAAATTAAGACTAAAACCTTCAAAAAGTTATCCCCAACATATCCTTTACAAAGCCCCTGCAGTAGTATATACTGAGTACATGAATACAGAAAAAAAGTCGGTTAGAATCAATTTATCAGCCAAAGATATTGAGTCAATTGAGTTAGTTATGAGAAACTATTCACTAAACTCAATACAAGATGTTTTCAGATTTTTAGCAACTTCTGAAGCATTAAAGATTAAGAATAAGATAATAATTTATGGTAAGTCTACGCGCCTAGAGAAGAAGCAAAATATCATGGACCGGTTAGACGAGCTAAAGAATATGGACAACAAGTCGCTCACGGAATATATCAAAACACTAGGTTATGAATACTTCTTCGAAGATAGACTATATGACCCATGTGACCCGTCTTGCACTAGAATGGTACACCACGAGATTATAGATGGAGATAATGGACGTACATGGTACGAAACCAAATACGAAATGAATGACCCTAAGAAGAAAATAGTTGAATCAAGGGAAGTTTGGTCGATTGATGAACTTCTCAAGGAATTAGTAAAGCGCAAGTTAATTTAGCAGGGTAACTTCTAAATCAAAAAAGATGAATAAAGAAATAGATAAAAAGATAGAGCGATTAAGACTAGCATATCAAACTATGTCGAAGATCTCTCTCATGGAAGATCAAATCAAAATCAAAAAACAGAAAGCTCAAAAGGAATTAGTTATGGCGAAGGAAGAGATGAGAGATATAAAATTTGACTATTAATTTATGTTTATGAGAAAATTAAATAAAAATTGCAGTATGTGTCACGGAGAATGCTATATCAAAGTAGAAAAGAAAAACGCAACAAGCTACAAAGGTATATCTTTCCTACCATGTCCGACATGTAAAGAAGAAGAATACAAGAAGTGTTTTATGACCAAGGCTCAAATTTTAAAAGCAACTAAGAAACCAATAAAATATCATGTCATCAAATCAACTCAACCGAAAAGCTAGACGCAGACTCTCTGCTATATCCCACTCAAGGATGGAGCCCGGAGTCCAAGATAAATCAGATAGCACCTTGAAAACTGTAGCCCGACAATTGATAAGAAAATCAAGATCCGGTGTACAATACAAAAAAACAATATTAGTATTAATTAAAAAATAAGATTAATTATATGTCTTCTTCTCCTAAAAAAATATCCTCAACTTTAATAATCGAAACAAAAGTATTCTCAATATTTTGTTTGGAATGCGGATCTAAAGTAATAATAGATGAGTTAGAAAAAGACGAAATAGAATCTATAACCTGTACCGAATGTGATCAATGCTACCGAGTGATAGAAGAAGATACGGATACCTTCGAAGAGTCAGAAGCTGAAGAAAATGATCTAGAAAAGAATTGCGATGATGATGATGAATAATGGATTATTTCAAAAATTGCTATGAATAGTATAACCTTACAAAACAATAAACTTATAATCAATTTCAAATTTGATCCTTTTATTGTTTCTAAAATTCGTACTATTGATGGCAGATTTTGGAATTCAAATCTAAAGAGATGGGAAGCCCCACTCGAGAATGTAGAAGAAGTTTTAAATGTATTAATACCATTAAACTTTAGCGTATCAGATGAAGTCAGCCGATATCGTAGAGTAGAAAAAGAAAAGATGGACGGGATCCTTGCGATTAAAAATAATGATAGCGCTGTATACGAAGGCAATCTCCCTTTACATGACTTTCAAAAGAAAGGTGCAATGTTTTTAAAGCAAATGCCGAATGCTCTTCTAGGAGATGTCCCGGGACTAGGTAAAACAATTCAAGTTTTAGCGGCGACCGAGCAAGATAGCCATATTTTGATCTTCACCATGAACACCTTGAAATATAATATGTCCGGGGAAATCGAGAAATGGTTTCCCGGAGCGAAGGTACTTGTGATCAATGGCAACAAACAACAAAGAACTGAGCAATGGACCCTATATGCTAAGAAAAATAAGTATGTAGTGGCGAACTACGAACTCTTAGTCCATGACTTCGATATCATATCAAAGTTTAAATGGGCGACCATAGTTTGTGATGAAGCGACTAGGATCTCAAACCCGGAAGCGATCTCATCTAAAAATTTAAAGAAACTTGAATCAATAAAAAGAATTGCGCTATCCGGTACTCCAGTTTCAAATTCTCCTATCGATATATTTGGAATATTTGATTTCCTTGTACCAAAGTACCTTGGAACTTTTTATCAATTCAAAGATAAATACTGCGTAACTGATCCGCGCTTCAACAATGTAGTTGGATATAAAAATATGAGTGAATTATCTGAAAAGGTAAATCGCTTTATGTTAAGAAGAAAAAAAGAAGAAGTCTTCAAAGATCTACCTTCAAAAATTGTAGAAAATGTAATATTTCAACTATCTGATACCGAGAAGAAACTATATAAGTCCGTGAAAGAAAGAATCGTAGCCGAGATCCAAGAACTATCTGATATGGATACCAAGAATTTGAATGTAGTACCTGTTAAAATGCTCCGTCTAAAGCAATGTACTAATCATACCCGCCTAATAGGAGATCTAGCATGCGATGGAAAGGGTGAATCTTCGAAACTAGAGGCTCTAAAGTCAATACTTGAGCCTATCATCGCCTCCGGTGGAAAGGCTATAGTCTTCACCCAATTTGCCGAATGTCTTCATATACTCGCGGAAGAGTTAGAAGCCTATCGTCCTATATGCGTGTATGGTGCCGTTGATTCAGCTGATAGAATGAAGCTTGTAAAAGAATTTAATGATGATCCGGAACCTAGAATTGCAATCTTCACCGAAGCTGGGGCCTATGGTCTAAACATGAAATCTGCATCATATGTTATTCACTACGATTCACCTTGGTCCATTGCAAAGTTAGAGCAAAGAGAAGGCCGTGCAGATCGATCAGCTGATAAAAGAATAGGTGGAGAATTGCCAGTTACAGTTTACAATTTGATTGCAAAGGATACAATTGACGAATACATATTAAAAGTTTTAGCAAGAAAGAATAAAGTATCAGTCGATATACTTCAAGATTCAATTCGTCTAGAAGAGCAAGGTATGAGCCAAGAAGATATAGATGAAATATTAAGATTATAAAAATAAATTAGTTGTAGAAAGGACGTAGGTTCGAATCCTACCCATTGCACGCCAGAAATGAAGTAGCTTAATCGGTCAAGGTAGAGCAAAGGACTCTCACTTGAATGTGAAAAGTATCAATAGATAAAATGACCGATACTATTGATACATCCTTTCTGCAACTAATAAAAATAATATGAATTTTAAAGTAGAATTTAGAAAAAATTGTAAAGTTTGTGATAAGAAGATCACCGGAAAAAGGTTCAGAAGCTATTGCTCTACTCAATGCAGAAATAAATTTTTTAATAAAAAGTATTCCGCTGATCATACAAAATGGAATAGAGAAAAAAGAGATAGGGAAGCATTGATTGCGAGCCCGGATAAAGTTCAATGTTTGATATGTAAAAAATGGTACGTACAAGTTTGTTCTCACGTTGAACAAGTTCATTGATTGACTGGTCGAGAATATAGGGAGAAATTTGATTTAGAAGTTAAGAGAGGAGTTGTTCCATTATGGTATAGAAAATTAAAAGGTGATCAAGCGCTAGAAAATAAAACCTATAAAAATTTAGAAGCTGGAGCAAAATTTAGATTTATTCCAGGAGATAAGAAAGCCGGTAAGTATAAGAGATCTCCAATTACAATGGCGAGATTAAGTAAGTTAAGAAGTTATCAAAATAAATAAAATAAATCTATGCAAAAAGATTATACAAAAATAGATGAGGAAATAAGAAAAATAAAAGACCCAAGTGGTGTAGAATTTGTTAGTTATCTAGACCAAAATAAAATAAAAGCAATAGAATCTTTCATCCACACTCAAATCTCCCTATCAGAACAATCTCTTTTAGAAAGGGTTGAGAATATTATTAAAGAACAAAA